TTGGAGGGATATTAAAATGAGAGTAAAAACATATCAAAATAAACGAAACAAGCGGAAATATATCGAAGTTCATAATGACGGACATTATCATAATTCTGTTCGTCAGTATATAGAACATGACCAGAAAGTTGCTGGTCGTAAGGTTGGAGTTGTTAGAAATTACACTGGCGATGGAAAACTTCATCGGTGGAGAAAAGGCAACTTGAATGAGTTATTGGAAGATTACAAAGAGGTATAGAATTTTAGGAATTGCAGAAGAGATTGGAGTGATGGAAATGAAAATAAAGTGTCCTAATTGCGGAAAAGAATTTGATTTGTATAGATTAAAACATGATGAAAATAACCTCGAAGGATTTTATACATATCATTCTAAATGTCGAGCTAGTTTTGACATTGATTTTGATATGAACAAGACATTTATAACAGATATTCCTAAAATGGCAGATTTTAAAATCCTTACAAAAGAAGCATTTTTGGAAAGTTACAGTTATTTAACAGAGGACGAATATAATGCAACCGCATTATATATGAACTGGTTAAACGCAGATGACGAAGAACCTTAGAACATAAGAAATAGCAATTTCAAAGGAGTTGGTTCGATGAAAATTAGAGTAATTGATTGTGATGCGATCGTAGGTTTTGTTGATTACGGAACTATTGATAGTGAAAAGAATGGTGGTTGGTCAACAAAAATGCGGTGTAGAAAATGTGGTGCAGCATGGTTAGCAGAAAATTATATAAATGGAATTGAAACATGTCCAAAGTGTAACGCAACGGGTAAAAGATATGTTATTTCAGTAAATTAGAAAGGATGGTTGATGATTATGTTAAAAGCAATAAATATTAAATGGGACACAGACGGAGACGAAAAAGTATTGCAGGATTTGCCAACGGAAATGATTATTCCTGATGAATTGGCAGAATATTATAGTGCAGACAGAGAGTATGTAATGGAAGAAATTTCTGATTGGCTGTCTGAAGAAACTGGATTCTGCCATGACGGATTTGAGATTGTAAAAGAAGTTACAAAGGAATCTGTTGAGGAAGAGTTATTTAATTTCTTGACGAGTAAAATGGAAACAGGTGATGCTCCTGATATTGAAAGAGTTAGAGTATTCAAAGATCACTTAGTAACAGTAGACAACGGAATCATCATTGATTGTGTAGGTGGAAAACAGATTAGATTGATTATTCAGGTAGATTAAGGAGTGATGATATATGAAATATTGGATATACATATTTGATGATGACACTTATGGAATTGTAAAAGCAAATACAGAAGAGGAAGCCAAACAGAAAGTATTAAAAGCGTATATAGAACATGGCGGTTATGAATCAGAGATAACAGAAGATATGATTGAAATTGAAAACATTGATAATCATTGGTTTGCTGATAATCCTGATGTTATTGAAGTAACTTGCATAGGATAGAATGGAGGAATAATGAATGAAATTTACAGCAGAATTTTCAACACGAGGATATTATGGAAATCAAATTTGTAAAGCAAATTCAATAGAAGAATTAATCAATATTCTTGATATGAAAGGCTTTGATTTTATTTTCAATCCCATAAAGGAAGATATTGTCAAATGGAGTAAGACGACAAATAAGAAGTTTTATGGGATGGATATTATTATAAGACGTGGCAAAGATGAAATGACAGGATATACGTCACTATGAAACAAGAGTTTCATATGGAAGGAGAAAAATAATGAAAATAAATGATAGATATGAAATTAGAGTGGTTGTAGTAGAACAGAAAGATGGAACTACTGGTGATGTATATGATAATTTCAAAGATTTCAAAAGAGAGCATCCTTTCAGTTTATATAAATTTGGATATGTAGTCTTTGATACTGAGTATGGATATATTCCAGATAGTTGTAATGATTGGAATGATAGTCCAGAAGAAGCAATGTTTGATTATGAGGAAAATTGTGAATGAAACGATGATTTACTGGGATTATGAAAGGAGGAACAGCTATGGATTCAAGGTTCTTTGAGAGAAAATGCTGCAACAACATCTGATTGTTTATTGGAATTTATGAAGGAACAAAAAGATGATTCAAGCCTTATATTTAATATGGAAGAAGATACAAAAGAAGTATTCTTATATAGTCCAGCGTTTGATGTTGAATATAATGAGGATGATATTATGGATTGTGTTGGCAGAGAATTGGGTGTTGAAATAAATAATCTGTTCGTAGATGGCGACAAATATTGTGCAGCAATTTATTTTACTGTAAGAAAATTAGAACAATGAATCGGAAGATTGGAGGTTGATTATATGAACGAAACACAAGAAAAGATATATGGCTTATTGGAAAGTTATTTAGAATACTGTAAGACAAACGGATATACAGAGTTTGAGGTATGGTGTGAAGATAATATTGATACCGTTGATGAAGATTCATTGGTACAAGATATTTATCAGGAAGTGAATCATATAGCTGACAAATTGTTTGAATAGGAAGTGAGGGAATAATATGGTAAGAAAAATTAACAATAGATTGTATAAAGTTAATACATATGCTTCTGCACACATTATTGAAGTAGATGATAATTATGATGAAGAAGTGCAGAAACTAAGAAAAGAAATCCAACTTGACAGTATTGGATACAAATTGAACTTACTTGTATATCTCGCCACATTAACGGTACAAGGATATGCAATTTTAAGCGTAACAGAATTTAATATTGATGGAAGAAAGCCTAGAGTTGCTTATGCAAGTAATAAAGATTTCAAGAAAATTGTTAAGTATTATTTTGGAAAGAAAGCATAGGAAACGGAAATTTCAAATGTAAGATAAGGAGGAGACTAACATGACTTTTCAAGAAGCACATAAAAATGGTAAAAATGGATTAGTGGCAAGAAGAGGACTATCAGAAGAAATGTTAAAAATTCGATTGTCTAATTATTTTTCGGATGAAGAGATAAATAATATTATTTTAGATGTGTCCTGTTGTGATTGTTGGACAGATGGACATATAGTAATTGTACAAATAAATAATGGACAATTTATTGCAATTGCTAACGGAAATTACATGAAACTGATCGAACCGTAGATACGATGAAAGGCACATTTAAAGAGGAGGTGAATTACATGTATGAAAAAATATCAGATAAAAAAGCAAGATTGGAAAAAGTAAATAAAGTAAAAAATAAAATTTTAGCCGAAATAGAAAAAGAACTAAAATTTTTAGAAAAGGACATTAAAACTTCTTCTTTAGAAGAAAATTATGAAGGCTATGTTTATTGTGTTAGACAAAGTTTTTCGCTTTTTGCACTAAAAGATTATATTAAAGGAAAATATACTTTTATGGACTGGGAAGCAATGACTAATGAACTTATTGTATACAAAGTATCAGATGAACAATTAAATATTTTTCTTCAAGACGAATTTTCTTTCGCAATTATTTTTCTTATGCAAGTAGAAGAAAAGGGATTCAATGTTTTCCAATTTTTAACAGATAAATATTTTGGAAGTCATTTTATTCCGGTAATTGAAACAGTTCGATATCGACAACGCATAGATAGTAGTAATAATAAAGAAGGCAGGTGAATTATATATAAAAACAAAAAGCGTTAGAGAAACTACGAAAAGCAAAGCAAAAGTAGAAGCATTAACCAACTCTACGAATATAAGAGTGGGTAGAAATGAAACGCAGAGAGTATGAAGTACATAAACATGGTGATATGAAGTTGACTAAATTAGATAATGACAATTATATATTTTTATGATATAATTAAAATAGTAATAAGTAATGTGATTAAATAGGAGGATTGAATTATGGGTACAATTATAAGTATATTTTTTTTGGTAATAATGTTTGCTTTTTGGAGAAGTTCTAAACAAGAAGAAGCTCGCAAGAGAAGAGATATGTATAATAATCTCAATAAAAAGTCTGTAGATGAAATGGAAAAATGGAGAAGATAATATAGAAAGGTGGTTGATGATTATGTTCGGAGGACTATTAGCATTCTTAGGAATTTATGCAGGAAGTGCTGCAAAAGCAGCTAAAGATAACTATGACATGAAGAAAATTACTCGTACAGTTGATGAAAAAGGAAACGTTCATTATGCAGATAGATTGTGTAACGAATATATCAATGGAGAACGAGTAAAAAGAGTTGAAACTACTGATAGAAACGGAGTTAAGTTATATTCAACTGTTGGAGTAAACAGTAGTAAAGTGTATGACACTTCTTATGGAAGAGGTACACAACAGTTATTCGAAATGAGTGAACGTGAAAAACAAGATGCGATTAGGCGTGGTAAATTAGCATACATGCAGTACAATCCTTATTTCGGAAGACAAGTTACAACGGAAATTGCTACTGGTAGAACAATTACTTGTCTATTTTCTGGTAAAGATCCAGAAACAGGAAAAATGGTTTATAAGAAATGGTACTTCCGTCCAGAATGCCAGGATAAATATGATTGGAGAAATACTGTCAAGGGAGATTATGGCATTGATATTACAGAAGATGAATATAATAAACTTAAGACGGTATTGAGTAGTTATACAGAAATTCCTAGTGATGGACAAGTGTTAAATAAATTATGGGGATATACTTGTTTTCATTAATTAGGATGTTATAAAATGAATAAGCAGAAAAGAGAAAAGATAAGGCGACTTAAAACGAAATTTCAGGATGTGCAAATTGAACTAAAACAATTGTCAGGTGAATTGTCTTCTATATTAAACGAAGAACAGGATGTATTTGACAATATGCCAGAAGGTTTACAGAGCAGTTACAGAGGAATGTGT